GTCGTGCTGGTCGGGATGAGCTGGCTGTAGATGCCAGGGTTCACGATCAGGGCCTTGCGGCCGGCCTTGCTGACACCGGCCCAGAGGGCCTTGAGCTGAGCGGAGCCCGGGGTGACGGCGCTGTCGGCAGCGGTCACAGCAGCGGCGCCGAAGTTGGCGACGGTGATGGGGGCGGTAGCGAGGGCCCAGATCTTGTCGGCGAGGGCGTCGAGGTTGATCTTCACCAGGCGCTCAAGGCGGATGGAGTTCTGGATGTCAGCGTAGCCGAGACCGAAAGGCTGGTAGACGTGGTCGAGGGCGACCGAGGTGGCCGAGAGGGTCGTGCCGCCGATGACATTGAAGGCGGAGGGGTTGACCTGAGTGGCGGCCGTGGCGGAGGCGATGGCGACCTGGATGGTGTCGTTCGGCTTCTTGACGTCCGTGGAGAAGTCGGTCGAGAAGTTGCGGAGCGCGGCGAGGCGGTTCGCGAGGATGGTCTGGGACTGGGCGGCGAGGGTGTCGACGATCAGCTGGGCAGCGATGGTGTTGGACATATTAGTTTAGGAGAGAGTTGGGATTGAGGGGAAAGGGTTACTTGGAAGCCGAGAAGATGGCGGCGCGGTTCTTCTTGAGGAACGCGGTGCGCTCATTGCCGAAAGGCATCGCGGCGTACTGCTCGGCGATTTCCTTGTCCGTAGCACGGACCGGGCTGTCGCCCTGGGGAAGGTCCACGGCGGCAACGCCGACCTTGGCCACGATGGCCGCGGCTTCGGCGGAGGCGCTGATCTGGACGGCCGAGAGTTCGGCGACCTTGGCGGTCAGTTCTTCGACTTGCTTGGCGGAGACGGCGAGGAGGCCTTCCAGCTCGACGAGCTTGGAGTCCTTGGCCGAGGCCTCGACCTTGAGGGCTTCGACTTCCGAGGAAGCGCCGACGGTCAACTTCTCCACGGTGGCGCGGAGGTCGTCACGTTCGGCAGAGGCGGAAGCGACAAGGGCTTCGGCGGCGACGAGTTTTTCTTCGATAGTCATGGTTCTAAAGATTGCGGAGGTGGGCAACTGTCAGGGGTCAGAAAGTAGCCAGGGCTTCCCGGAGGTTGGAGACGACCCCGGTCGCAAGACCCTTGGCGGCGGCTTCTCGCCCGGTGAAGACCTGACCCTCCATGTCGGAGTCCTGCACAAAGGTACGCTTGTTTCGTACGGCGGCGCGGAACTCGTCACGGGTAGACTCGACCGAGGCTTGGAGGTAGGCGCGTTGCTCGGTCGTCAGGGCGAGGCCTTCGGCGCCGGCGGCCTTGTGGATGCCCGCGGCGATTACCTCAAACTTGATGCCCTGGGCGGCGTAGTATTCTTCGAGATTAGGCACGACCATATACACGCCGATGCTCCCGATCTGGGAACTGGCCGTGACGGTAAAGTCGTCGGCCTGACTTCCGATCCAGTAGGCAGCGCTGGCGGCCATGTTATCGGCGAAGGCGCGGGTCGGCTTCTTGTAGCCGGCGACCATGTCGGCCAGTTCTTGGACGCCCGTCACCGTGCCGCCCGGGGAGTTGATGGCGAGGAGCACGCGGTCAACGGCTGGGTTGTCCTGGGCTTCTTCAAGCCAGCCGGCGATGACGTCAACGTCGGCGCCGCCCATCATTCGCTCGATGGGGGAAAGGCCTTTCCCGATGGGGCCTGAGATAGGGACGACCGCAGTGGTCCCGACAACGTAGGGCTTGGGCGCTTCGCCGAAGAGCTGCGCGATCATGTCGCCCAGGCCGGCGGCCTTGGAGGCCTCGACGTAGTCCTTCGCACGGACCGGGTTAATCAGGAGCGGCTCAAGGCCGCGTAAGCCGTTAGAAAGAAAGCGCACAGTTATTAGGGGTTGGAAGGTTCGGGGGGAGGCGGGAGGTCGAGGTTGTCGGCCACGTCGGTCGGAGTCTGGCTAGAGGCCTGCCCCTGTTGGAGCCAGTTGAAGCCGGGCTTGTAGAGCATCCAGACCGGGAGGCCTTTCTCCTTAGCGAGGCCAATGACGTAGTTCATATCGTCGGCTCGCTTCGCAAGTTCCTGGCGAAAGTCGAGGCCTCGCTGGGCGTACAATTCGCTCATGCTCAGGAGCCCGAGTTCCACGTCGGCGCGATCGTTCGCGGCGTCGCGGCCACCGTCAACGGTCACGCTCTTCGGCGTGGTCCACGATGTCGCGTACCATTTCGGGTCGTCGGGGATTTCGCCGGAGGCGATGCCGTCGGCGATGATATAGTCCCAAGTCGGTTGGCAGAAAGTGTCGATGAGTACGGTCTGATATTTCGAGAAGACTCGCGCGCTCTTCGCGGTGACTAGGCGAATGGAGGCTCCGCCTAAGGCCTGGGGATTGGCCACAAATTCGAAGGGTAGTGAGCCGAAGGCGATGTCGCGCTGGAGTTCGGTCACGAATCCGTTGAAAGTCTGGGAGGGTCGCTTCGACTCCTGATGTTCCAGCTTCTCGTTTGGTTCCAGGACGATGAGCTTGCCGCCGGCCTGCTCGACCATGCCGGAGTAGCATCGGTCGCCGCCGCCTAGTTCGGCCGCCATGTTGTCGTCAATGAAACCGCCTGCCTTGTTGAGGACGCGCGTGACCTCCGACTGGTCCTTGACCGCGCGCTTCTCGGCTTCGAGGATTTCGTCGAGGTCCTGCAAACTGTTGACCGAATGTTGCAGCAAGGGCGTACCACGGGCCGCGCTCGACGACGTCAGGTCAACGATGTGCATCATCGTGTTGGCCGGCATGAAGCGGCTGGAGCCGTCGGAACGGTAGACCCAATAGCCGACGATCTCGGCGAAGTCTCCGAACTGCACGCCGTCCCAGGTACGCTCGGGCGTATCGCGGTCGGCAGGGTCACCGACTCGATGCGTTTCGATGAGCTGGATTTTCGCCTCGCCTCGGGCGTTGCGGACCTTGGCGGCGAAACACTCGCCGTCGCGGATGAGCGCGCGGACTAGCATACCCTGGCACTGGGCAAAGTTGAAACGGTTGGTTACGTCAATGCGCTTGGACTTCTCGGCGAAGTATTCCTCGTAGGCGCGCGCGGCCTCGGGCGTGCTCGCGTGGGACTGCGGACGGATGCCGTCTCCCGACGTGTACAAGACCATATCGTTTAGGATTTGGTTATACAGGCCGTAGTTCCTTTCGGCGTACCGACACTTGCGGACCATGACATTGCGATCACGGGAACGAAGGTCGCGGCGGGCGTCCACGTTCGACCCCGTGTACATGATTTGCCGGGCGTTGCTCTGCGTCACGCTCTCCCATCGGGGAGTCTGCGGATAGCCGCCGCCGCCGAAGTTCTCGCTATAGGCCACTTGCTTAGGACCGACCTCGCCAGAAACGGCCGGGGTCTTCGGCGCCTTCGCGGCACGCTTAGGGGTGGTCTTCTTCTTAGACTTAGAGGCCATAGTTAGAGTCGTTGTTACGGTTGTCGTAACGGGTGTTGATCACATTACGTCGGCGACCGTACCTCTGGGGGTCCAGCTGAGACAGCGCCCCCATGGCCTCGGCAAGCATCTCCTTGGGGGGCAAGGCGAACTGCTTCGTAGAAGACGACCCGGAGTCGGCGTAGGACATGAGGACCTTGCCCTCCATGATCATCGAGACTGCCTTGGCCTTGATTGCCAGCAGCTCGTCTTCCGAAAGTCCGATGAACAGTCCTTGCATAAATCTGCGAGGTTAGGCAACGGAGGGGAGGAACGGCCCCGACCCTATGCCTCCGCAGGCGCACATCCTACGACGCTTCGGAACCGTTCCTCTTGTAGTCATGTTGACCGACCTTCCCCAGGTTGCAAGTCGTCCGCGGTGGCTTCTCGGCCGACGACGCCCCAGCGCACGGCGACGAGGAGGCAAAGGATTTCGCAGTCGAGGGCGTGGTTGTCCCGCTTGCCCTGAGGCAGAATCCAAGTGGCCTTACCCGTCCGACGATCGCGGACGCGGACTTCTGAATTCAGTTGGTAAACGTATTCAGGCGAGGCATCCCGGGCAAATCCGAAGACCTTCCTCGCCCTCAAGCCGTGGAGTAAATCCTTGGCCATGACGTTAGAGAACGAGATGAGCCATGCCCGGGCCTGCGTCCCTGGGACGAGGATGGCCTGCTTCTCCGAATAGAATCGGCGGACGGTGTTCCCGTCCCGGTCGCCTACCGCGAACGTCTCGGCGCCGGAACCCTTGGAGCACTTCCAGCCACGCACCGCCGTCTGCTGGTAGACGAGCTGCGTCTGGTCACCTGAGTCCACGCAGATCATGGCCTTGTGCGTCCCCGTCCGCTTGACGAAGTCGTCCAGGTCTTGCCACGTCTCCAGCTTCTCAAAGGCCATCAAACGGCTATGGCCTGACTTGGCGAAGCGGCGGCAGACCGCAAAGAAGTGGCCGCGCTGCACGTCGATTCCGACGACGCGAAAAGGGATGCTCCCGTTCGGCGCTCCCTCTCGGTCCACGACCTTCCCCGCCGGCGTGATGACCGCCTCGGCTTCCCAGTCATCGGCAAGGGCGTAGTCTGAGGATTCAGTCGAGACAACCATGGCCCCACCGTCGTCGCTCCAGGGGATGGCCAGATACTTGGTCTTGAAAATCTTCCTGCCCTCCTCGTCGCCGTAGGCTTCGGATGCCTCCTTGCTCTTGATCATGTCCACGGCCAATGAGCCCCAGCTCGTAGAGGCCAATGCATTGACGTGCGTCCCGACCCACCCGGTCTTCTGAGGTTGCGCCATCTGGACGAACTGCGCCCCGTTCTCCACGGCGTTGCAGGCGATGCGCGTCTCGTTCGTATCGGGTAGGTGGGCCTTACAGCCTGAGCATTCGTAGGTCGTGTTCTTCTCGACCATCAGGTGATTCCAGCCGGCAGGGCTTTTGGCCTGCTCTGGGAACCTTACGAAACTCCAGTCCCAGGGCTGGAGCTTGGAGCATAGGGGGCACACCATGTTCCACTCGTGTTGAGTAGTCATCCCCCAGATGTTGTCGAGGTCGTCGCCTACCATGCCGGCCTGCGAGAGATACAGTTTCTTCGCCGTCCATTCGTAGGCCTTCGTTCGGGCCATCGACTGCGCCACCGCCCCTTTCTTCCAGAGCCAGATTTCGTCCCCGATGACGTAACGCGTCGAGATGCGCTGCAGGTCTTTCTCCGTCGTGGCCGAGTTGTTGTACACGATCGTCCCGTCCGCGAAGTCGATGATGTCGCTCTTCGGGTTGTCCGCCGGCGAGATGTGCCGACGCACGTCCTCGACCATGTTGAACATCGGCCGAAGGTAACGGATCGTGAAGTCCGCCGCGTTGACCTGGTTGTCCATGTAGATGACCATGTTCCCTCGGTCATTCGCCATCAGGTAGGTGGCGGCCAGTCGGGCCTTCAAGGTCTTGCCCGTCTGAATCGACCAGAGGTCGACCATCGTGCGCGTCGACGGGTCTAGGAAAAGACGCAGGCTCTCCGCGATCCACGGCCAGCGGCTAGGGTTGTATCCGCCGGCGAACGCACCGGCAGGGACGCGGGTGATGTTCCTCGCCAGCCACTTGACCGGGTCGGCGTTGTCGGGCGGCGTCAGGGATTCGCGGCCGATGCCCAGGAGTTCAGCCCGGTCCATGGCTGCTCAGTTTCTCGCGGACCTTGCGGACGTAGGCCTGCAGGACGGCGATGGCCTTGGGCGGGTCGTTAGGGTTGCACGCCTCGCCGAGCTCACTAGGCATCCGCTCCATCGCCTCGATCCATTCGCCCGTCAGCTGAAGCATCGCCTCCTTTGCCTCCGACGATTTGATATACTCGCGAGCCATCAGCGCTCGACGCTCGGCCTCGGCCTCTAGGTCAATCAGCTTGGCCGTCGCCTGATTGTACTGCGTATGGTACTTGGCTTGGTCTCGGTCGCCGGTCTCCATCGCCGCCTGCCATACGTCGCGCGCTCGGCTGACCAAGACGTTCTGCCGATGAATGCGTTGCTGGATCGTGCCGTCGTCAAGTGATGTGGCTACAACGGGTACAGGCGCCGACGACGCACGCTCGGCCGCCCGGGCGTCACGCCACGCAATCGCCTCCTCCACGCTGGAGACCGGCATCCCTTCGCGGCGAAGAACGCCCACGCGCTGCACGCTCACGCCGATCGCCGCGGCCAACGCCTTGGTCGTCAGGGCTTCAGATTGGCCCATTTAAACGGGGGTTTTGTGTCAACGAGACACGCATCATTTTGAGGCTGTGGCAGGCCACGCACGCAAACGGCAGTTCCGAAGAGATTCCTTGGCGGGGGGTATTTGGGGCATCTCTCATCGTTTTCCCTTTGTTTTCGCAGGTTTCCGTAAGTTTTTCGCCACCTTTTCAGCTGCAGGCGTGGCGTGTTGCCCGGTCCACTCCCCCAGCGCATCAGGAGTGAACTGCTCGCGCATCAGCTTCGCTCTTTTGTGGATCGCTTGTTTGCTCACGTCATACATCCGAGCGATGTCAGGCGCGGGCAGACAGCCGGGGAGGTCGAGCGCCCATCTGACGAGTTCCACGTGCCGGCGCACCGAGTACTCGTCGGTCATGGCCAGCGCGTCGATGAAGGCCTTAAGCATGGACCCCACGTGTTCCCTACTTATGAACGAGTCCGTCTCGATCCGTTGCTCTTGCTCGGTTGAGTTCCAGATGCGGCGCCAAGGTTGCACCTCGCAGACGCGTCGAGGCTGAACCATCTCGCGGTAGGGAAGCACGCCCGCTTCCCGCATCTTGTCCTGCGTGGCCTTAGGCAGGGAGAAGTACCAGGCATCGAACGACCGGGCATCCTTGGCAGGAGCCTCAAGGTCGTGCAGTTGTTTCGCCATTACGGCTTAGGTTGCCCATCTTCTCTCGGTATCAAGGTACAAAGGTTGAGCCAGTTGCCGTCCTCACGGAAGGAGACCATCCCGTGCCGGCGAAGTCGGTAGACCAGGGACGACGGCTTCCCCTTGTAGGCGATGTCTGCCGCGATCCGTTCCCTCAGCTGAGGCGAGGTCAGTAGGTCCGGCCATGTGGCCACGACCTGACGGAGTCCGTCGTTCTTGTCTCTCCTCTTCCTTGCTGCCTCTTTGGTGGCCTCGCGGCGAGCGGCTTCCATCTTCTCGGGCATCTCTCTCCAGGCCTTCAGTCTGATCCTAGTCCAGCGGCGCTTGATGGCTAGGTAGCGGAGTTGGGAGGGGGTGGCCTTCCTCGGGTTGGGTTGGGTCATCTCGGTAGGTTAAATTGGACAGTGTTCAAGGGCGTCCCGACGCTCCAGCGGAGGGGGTAAGCCCGAAGAACCCCTTATCGTAAGATAAGGACGGACCTTGAGTCGGACCTTGAGTCGGACCTTGAGGGGGTAGGGAAAGGGGGGTCATAGGGGGTAGGACGGGGATTGACCCTCAGTCGGCCTGAAAACGCCTTGGCGAGGCCTTGGCGGGTCTGGAATCGCTATCCCTGCGGGCGGGTCTGGTCTCCGTCTGGGCAGGGTTGGCCTCCTCGGGGGTGGCGTACTCCCATCGGACGACCCCTTTCTGGCGGGCGTGGCGGATGGTGATCTCGTTGGCGAAGTCGTCGGCGTGGTCCTTCAGGCCGGCACGGCCGCGGCGCTTGGTCAGGGCGAACTTGAACACGGGTTCGTCTCCTGGGCATCTCTGGAGCACGGCGCACTCGCGTGCCCAGTTGGTGAGTTCTGAACTCCCGCTCCCTGCGTATGCTAGGTCGGCAACGGTCTGGCCTTCCTTGTCCTTGGCCGAGCGGGGCTTGGTCGTATGGTGGACGGCCATGAAGACGGCGCCGGTCTCTTCGAGGACCGGGTTGATGCCGTGGCGCAGGAACTCGGTCATCTGCTTCTGATCGGAGACCTCGATGCCGCAGAAGGACATCAGCGGGTCGCAGGTGAACCAGTCCGCGTTGTGGCGGATGATTAGTTCCCGCATCCGTTCGATGAAGGCAGGCCCGACCGAATGGGTGTCGCGGTAGATGTGCAGGTTCTCGTCGAGTAGGCGCTCTTCGTCCGGGTAGAGCATCAGGCCTTGGCAGATGGACTGGAAGGCCTGCGCGACATCCCCGGCGTCGTTCTCGGCCTGAGCCATGACGATACGCAAAGGCCGCTTGGCTTGGATACCGAAGAAGGGACGGCCGACGGCTAGGCAGATGAGCAGCTGAAGGGTGAAGGATGACTTGCCCACGCCTGACTGCGAGACGAGTAGGAGCGAGCCGCCCTTGCATAGCCAGCGGTTACCGACGAGGCAGGTCGGGTCGTTGTCCGCGTCAAAGGAGCGGAGCAGGGACAGGGGCATGAGTTCGGCCTGATCGCGTGGCTTGGCTCTGCCCTTGGCGGCCTTGAGTGACCCCTCGGTAAAGGCGACCAGGGCTTCGGGGTCGGCGTCTTCCTCGTTGGCGTGGTCGTAGAGGCGGGACGCGGTGAGGCTGATTTGCCGGAGGGCGGCCTTGCGCTTGATGAGGTCAGCCCATCCGGGGTTGAAGACGGACGCGCCGACGTTGGTCGTCAGTTCGGAGATGTAGTGGGCTTCGGCCGTTGACCTGGCTTCGCGCAGCTTGTTGGTCACGACCAGTTCGTCTGGCGGGACGCCGGCATCGGAGAGGGCCTTGATACAGGCGGCCGTGTCCTGATGCTTGGGCTCGTGGAAGTCCGAAGGGATCAGGCCTTCGGGGAGAGGGAGAGCATCGCGTAGGAGGACACCGAGGAGGTGGCGTTCCGCGTCGATGGCGGAGGGGAGAGGCATAGGGAGGGAGGTGGGGTTTGCCGATGTGCGTCGGCTTGGTCAAATGTTTTACCGCTTGGCGATTGGCGGGCCGTAGTGGTCCACGGCGCGGAGTCGGTTGCTCTTGCCGATGAGGACGCGGTAGCGGACCTTGACCAGGGCGCCGATGTCCATGGCCTTCTTGATGTAGATGGACGCGGTGTGGCCGGCCTTGAGTTTCCATTTGGCCGCCCACTGATCGCGGGTCATGTAACCCTTGGGGGGCTTCACGGCGCTGCGGTTAATCTCGGCCATGACGGCGAGGAGAACCGGGTCATTGCCGACGCGGGTGTAGAGCATCTTCTTGCGGGACTTGGGCATGAGCTCAGGGGGTAAAGGTCTTAAGGTCTTTCGTCCAGATCCATTGGTCGCCCATCTTGTGGACGAGCCATGCCTTGTAGTCTCCGCCGGCGGTGACGAAGCCCGCGACAAAGCCTGAGCCCCATCGGGCCGTCGCCAGTCTCTGAGCGCTATAGGTCATCTCGTCTTTACGGCATAGGCATCCAGCTGAGAAGGCGTTGCCGCCCCCGTGCTTGGTCAAGGCAATGCTGGCGAGGTTGTGTGTATGCCCGTGGATGAGAGCACCGCCGTAAGGGGCGTAGTGGAGGCCTTGGAGAACGGTGGCGTTGGCGCCGTGTGCATATCCGTGTATCATCGCCACCGGGCCTAGGCGATAGACGCCCTTGTCGGCGTGGTAGGGGAGGATGGTCCGTGCTCCGCATTTGCGGGCGTGGGCGTTGATGTGGTCCTTCACCCCTTGGCAGTAGTCGCGGACCAGGGCGGAGCCGGCGCCTTGAGCAGCGTCGAGTCGGTGCTCGTGATTACCCCACAGCCAGACGTTAGGACGCCAGCGGTCGAAGAACTGTTTTCCATCGTCGAGGTCAGCCTGGAGGGACTCAGCGCCTTCCTTGTCCGTGCCGACGCCTTTACGCAGGGAGCGGAAGTCGTACTGATCTCCACCGGCAATCTTGAGGACGCTGCTCCCGCCGAAGTCCTTAGTGAACTCGTAGAGCGCGGCCAAGGCCTCGGGGTCGGCCATGTCGCCATGACTGTCGGAGGCGTAGATGAACTTGGTCAGCTTGCTCATTTGGTCAGGTGGGGGATGGGTTCGCCTTTGTCATAGGCCGCAAGCATCTCGTCGCGGTGACGGCGGGCGGTCTCGAGGTCTTTGCCCAGGTTGTGGACGATGTCGGTCTTGCGCCGACGGATGCGGAGCCACCAGCAGTCGCCCTGCTTCTGGAGGTGGTGGTTCGGGTTGTCGGTCTTGATGTAGGCGGGTTGGTCCTTTCGCCCGGTGCGGGTATACTTCGGACAGGCGAGGAGGAACGCCACGCGCTCGGCGGAGATGCCGATGCCCTTGGCCCATGCGATGGTCTCCTCCATGGACAGGGGCTCTTCCATCGTCAGAGATTCCACGTCTTGGCCAGATGGCGCCCTTCGGCGAGGATGCACTGGCGGGAGTTAGGGGCGAAGACGAACTCCTGGTCGAAGGAATGGAACTGCTTAATCTCGCAGATGCTGTCGAGCTCCTCGTCGTTCGCGGGGCCGATGCCGGCCGTGGAGACGTAGACGGTGCGGACCTTCCAGCCGAGGTTCCAGAGGATGGACTGGGACACCCGCAGCTCGTTGATATACCGCCAGTCAGAAACGACGACCGTCTCGGGGGCGACCTCATCGGGGCCCATCTGGATCGGGACGAAGTGGGCGAGGTTCTCGGCGAAGACGTCAGGGTTAAGGGAGCGGGCGAACTTGCCCAGGGTGACGAGCACGTCCCGATGTTTCACCTTAAAGGCCTCGTTATGGAAGTCGCCTTCCAGATTGAGCGACCAGAGGAAGTCGTTCGCTGCGTCCTTGAGGTGGGCGGCAAAGGAGGTCTTGCGCGACGGCCGGCGGGACCATTCAAGGATGCCCTCGGCAAGGGAGTCCTTCCCGGCCCTTGCGAATCCGCAAATTAAAACGAGTGTGGGAGGGGACATTATTTTTTGTAGTAGGAAAGGACGGCTTTGCAGACTTCCATGAACTGCTCGACAGTCATATCGTTCTTGCACTGGTTAACTTCGGGAGAAAGCCATTGAAGGTTGGAAGGCTCGTTATTGCCTCCCTTAGACACGGGGATGATGTGATCTAGCTCAGCGGTCCTGTCCAATGGCTTCCCAGTCATGGCGCATCGGCCACGCTGACGCTTCCATATCCAGAAAATGGCAGACCTGATTTCCGCCACGTCGCCCTGCTTGGTTCGCCATACCGAGTTCTTAGCCCTGGTATGGAAGAAGCGGCGTTTCGAACGTTCGGACTCAACGGCCCGAGCGCGATCCTTGTTCTTCTCCCTCCAGCGCTTAATCGCTTCCCGATGGCTATCGCGATTCTTAGCCCGCCAATTTGCTTGGGTCTGCTTTGCCTTTTCAGGGTTGGCCTTTGCCCATTCCTTAAGCCGGAGGATGGAGGCGACCTTCTTGGCGGCGGCGGTGCTCATTCAGCGTTGGCCTTACGCAGCGCCTTGGCCATGCGGGCGGCGATGCGGGTCTGGCGGCCGGACATCTTGACCTTGCGCCTGACGCGGCGCAGTTTGATGTCGGGGTTCTTGAGCAGGGCCTCGATGAGGGCTTCCCGCAGCTTGACGTGGTTGTCCATCAGAACGGCGGGTTGTCGGGGATGGGCTCGCTGACGACCGGGGACTGACTTCCGCGGGGGTACGTCATCTTATATTTATACTGAGGTTTGCCCTGCCATTCGCCATTAGCCTCGACCTCTACGCCGACTAGGATGGTCTGGCCGCAAGCGGGGGCGATGTACTCCAGGTACTCGGCAGGGGTCGCGTCTAGCCTGATCTCGTTGGTGAACTTGCCGGAGAACTTACCGACGAGCATGGCGAGCGCCTTGCCGTACTTGGTGGAGAAGTTCTTTGAGAGGCAGAAGCCCTTGTCGTCTACGAAGAAGAGGCGGGCGGAGGCCGTGCCATCCTCCCAGACCTTGACCTTGTCGGTTCCCTTGGGGCGGATGAGTTTCAGTTTGTACGTTCCATTCTGGGAGATGGACGTGAGCGGCGGGCGGTCGTTGTTTTCGGTGGTCATGGTATTAGGCGAAGTTGATAGGGGCGGCGGTGGTCGTGGACTTGATGTCGATGACCTGAATCTCCTGAGTGTAAGACGGCCAGACGCCCGTGGCGCTGCATTCCTTGTAGAGGGTGATGGCCTTCTCGAAGTCGGAGACGGCATAGGACATCAGGTCGGGGCCTACTTCGCATATCGACCAGGCGAACGGGGGCTCCTTCTCGATGAAGAGGAATCGGAAGCCGAGAGGGCGACGGCCAGTGGCGAGCTCGTAGACGAGTCGGTACCAATAGGCCTGCAGGTTATAGCGATAATTGCGGATGCTCTTTAACATACCAGCGGGAGTCGCTTCACCGGCGCCTGTGGTCTTGATGTCCCAGAGGTAGTCACCGGCCACGCCGTCGATGGCGGCCTTGAGCGGGACGCCACAGTAGTCGACGTGGTACATGACTTCGGTCGCGTCAAAGACGACGCCGTGGGTCTTAAGCGCGTGTCGGGCAGACGCGGCGACAAGATGGCCGAGGGCTGACTCCTCATAGTCGAGGATAGTCTTGCCGGCGTTGGCCGTGACGAACTCGCTCCAGATAGCCTTTCCCTCTTTAGTCCGCCGATCACAATCCGGGGCGGTGACGTAGAGGTCGTCGAGCGTCTTCGGTTCGAGGACGGCCGAGTGAACGAAGGTGCCGAACTTGAGGGCCTTGGTCTCTTCCTGGGGCGTGTTGATGTAGGCCTGATAGTGGGCAGGCGAATTGCCGACGAGGACTTTCGCGGCGGACTGGTTGAGCGCTGGGAAGGCGCGGTATTCTTTGCGGTCGTGGATTTGGGGCATGATGTGCGTTTGGTGGAAAGGGTCAGAGGGAGGCGGTGTTCTTTTCGATGTGGTTAAGAAGCGCGCAGACGGTGATGGCGTCGGCAGCGTTCTCGATCAACAGAAAGGTGTGTCCGATGCAATACAGTGCAGTGCCGTGGACAAGGGCGTCCTTTGGCTTATCCGCGTTGGCCTTCTCATCCTTGAAGCCATACCGAAGGACGCCGGTCTTGTTGTCCTTGGACGGGAAGATGGTGTAGCGCTGGCTCATGGGTCAGAGGGCGGCGTCGTCTTCGCTCGGGTTGTGCTCTTCGACGTGCGCCGAAAGGAGGTTGCAAAGGTCGATGGCGTTGTCCGCGGCGAGGGCGATGCGGTCGAGCTGATTGCGGAGGACGCGCTCATGGGCGACCACGGCCTTGATGCGGTCGTAGATGGGTTTGACGTGATAGGCCTCCTCGATCTTGTCGGCGTCCAGGGCGTCGAGCTCGTTGTTGACGGCGATGATGGACTCGGCGAGGGAGTTAGCGTCGCCAGCGATGCCCTCGAAAGAGTTAGGGCGGAGGGTGGCCAGTTCGCCGGCTAGTTGCGTCAGGAGGTTCCTGAGGTATTCGCGGTTCGTCATTTGGTGAAGGTAAGTTCTTTGACTTCGCCGTTAGGTGCGAGCGTAAAGAATCGGACGTCTGACCGGGAGAGGGACGGGTAGGTCTTCCGCTTCCACGCGTTCAAGTCGGTCATGAAGTCGGCGGACTTGCGGGCGGTCATCTCGATGTAGGGGAAGCCGTCCAAGAAGAGGAGGAGGGCGTATTGATTTCGGACGGTGGCCGCGATCTTCTCTATGCCCTTCGGCAGGTCAGCCATTGTTGCGGGCCTCCTGCCATTCCTGAACAGCGTCCACGAGTTCGGACGGGTCGATGCGTTTGGCGTGGCGGATACAGTACCAGAGTTGGTCGCCGGCCTCGCGCATTCCCTCCAGGCGTTCCTCCAGCTGCTTGATGCGGGCGTCCTTGGCGGCGCTCAGGTTCTGGCCGTGCATGGCGCCCATCGCGGCGGAGATGGGGTCGAAGGGGTTGAAGTCCTTAGGGTCGCTCATTTGGTCAGGGGGCGAGGGGTGGGGGAGAAGGCAGGGGCGGAGGGGGAAACGGCCGCAGAACGGAAGCCAGAGGCCGCCACGGCACCATCGTCGTCCAAGTCCACACTGATGGAACAGGCGGTCTGGATGGACTGGCGGCGGATGTAAGTGATGGCTCCGCCAATCTTCTGAGCGTCGAGGCCCTCGGACTTGACCATCAGTCGGCCGAAGTCGAAGCGCTCGCCGGAGGTGTGGAGGAAGGCGGTCGAGACGCCGACCTTGCCCTCTTCGGAGATGAGCGTCTGGATCAGAGCCAGGTTGTGGTCGAGGAGGACTGGCTTGATGGCGTCGAGCAGCGCGTCGAGGGAGACGTAGCGGTTCTTGAAGCCCGGGTTGACCTTGTTGGCCTTGACGTTGTCGAGCTGCGCGAGAGCGGCGACCAGGTCGGCCGTCGCGGTGTTGGGGGATGTGGGTTCTTTAGGCATAGGGAAAGGGGAGGTCAGTCCTTGCGGATCAGGTCGCGGATATCGGCCTTGCCGATGGACTCCTGCAGGACGGAGAGGGAGACTTGGCGGACCTTGCCGTCGATGACGATATTGTACGCGGGGCCGGAGGGCTTGAGCGTGCTGGTCAGGGGCTTGGCGAGGACGCCGTCGGGCAGCAGGATGTAGCGCGTGCCCGGGATGACCGCGTAGGCCTGAGCCTCGGGGATGTTCTTGATGGAGGTTTTCTTCATAGGTTGGAAAGGTTACAAAAGGGAGGGAAGGGTTGAGTTATGTTAACTCAGTTGATGGCGCCGCGGGTGGCGGAGTCGAAGATGAGGAGGGCGTCGGCGTTCCACAGGGTGACGTCGACCGAGGGGAACAGTTCGGCAGCGCGGGCCTTGAGTTTGTTCTTCCACTGGGTCGTGGTCAGTTCGCCCTTGGTGCCGCAGGTGTGCGTCTTCTGCCAGATGGCCGGCCGGATGCGGTGGATTTTCCAGCCCATGGCGACGGCGGCGCCGTAGAGGACGCCCGTGTTCCACATCAGTTTGCCGATGGCCGAGCCGGGGATGTTCTTGCCCGCGAACAGCGGGGGCTCCTCGAGGTAGAGGCTGACGTCCTTGGCCTTGCAGCTCAAGTCCGCGAGAAGTTGGCAGACCTCGACATCCGACCCGGGCATCTTAGCGCACTTGACCGGGTCGCCTTCAAGTGACCAGACGATGCCGCCGTTTACGCCAGGGTCGATTGCTACGAGGAGGTGCGCCACAGGTCGAAACTTTCAACGGGTCAAAACCTTTTGCGAGCGGAATAAATTAGCCACGCGGAAGGCGTAGTCGTTCGCCCTGAAGTCTCGGCTGCGGGCCTCCGACCATCCGACATTCCAGACGAGCGCCATCTGTTCGGGGGTCGGGTCGGTCATGCCGAGGCGGTGGAAGTTCGACCTGATCCAGCGGAGGTGCGAAGCGGCCACCATGTCCTGCGCCGTAGCGTCGCGCCACTTAGACCAGGGGAAGGCGTAGTGGCCCTCGGCCTTGAGGCGGGCGGAGGCATCGTCCCAAGCGGCCTTTCCGACCTGATACTGGCCCCGCTCACCGGCCTTGCCGATGGCCTTGCGGTTGTGCCCGGACTCGACCGCGGCGACGGCCTCAAGGAAGGCGGCGTCGGTCTTGGCTTGGGCGTTGAGCCCGAGGAGCAGCAGGGCGACGACTGAGAAGCGCTGGTTTAGGGTCATAGAGGTAGTCCGTTTATGGTTAGGGTTCCGTCGAGGGTTATTTCGTATGTCTTTCCTTTGGTTGAGTTGATGCTGATACGCACTATACCCTTTGAGCTCTTCGCCAGTTTTAGGTCTCGTTCATGTATCTGCTTTTTTAATAATGCGATTTTACGCTCTCGGGTTTGCAAGGTTGCTTCGACCTCCCTGTTAAGGACGAAAGGGCCGTCGGTCTTCATGGACGCGACACCAGCGATGATGCTATAACGGCGAGGCATACTATACGCGTCTCGGGACTTGTGATCCGGCGACCTCGAAGCCGTCGAGCTCGTAGGAGTATTGGATGCCGACCCAGCCACCGGCGGCGGCGTAAGCCTGGAGCGATACTTTCACGGCGCCGTCCTCGTGCAGGGCCTCGTGGTAGTGGTGCAGGAGTTTCTTCATGCGGCCGGAGGCGATGGCCGTCTTGTTGGAGCAGATGTCCCCGGTCAGGATGCGCTCGTTGATTTCGTATATCTCGGAGAGCAGGGCGACCATGCCGTCGAGGTGTTTGAAACTACTCATGAGGGTGAGCGTCGGGGGTGATGACGCGGCCTAGCATGATGGCGGCGTCGATGTCGGCGATCTGCTTGCGCAGCTTGTCATTCTCCTCGAGCACACGGAGCCATCGGGCGTGGTCGGTCTCGGCCTCGATGCGCCAATAGTTCACGTTGCCGGCGAGACGCTCGGCCTCGGTGCGGAGGTTCGCGATTTCCTCGGACTGGTCGACGATGATGTGCGATTGCATGGTCAGGGCGTTGTCGAGGCGGTCGGACATGGCCTTGAGGGCCACGGCGTTCTTGTGCAGCTGACGGGCGATGCTCCAGGGGAAGAGCCACCAGAGGCGGGGGAGGGAGTCGGGTTTGATGATGGTCATGGGTTGGTAGGGGCGGTGGGAAGGGTCAGGCATGGGGAACTTGAGTCATAATGAATTCAACGTGGATTTGTCCTCCATCGTTATCGTCGAACTCCTCATACTTAACGACGAGCATGGTAAATCCAAAGAAGTCCTTAACCAGCGGGTGATTGGTACGACGGAATGCCGCGCTGTCTTCTCGCTCAATTGCACCAGCAACCCGGATGCCATTGACCCCAGATATTTGCATGGCCTTGACGTAAACGTGAAGCGTCTCGTCTGGGTTAAGGTTTATTTGAATGGCCCTAGGCGCGTTAAGAATCATGTCTTTCATGGTCTTACTTCGTGCGCTTGGCGTACGGGCCGCGGCGGTTGAGGTTCGACCAGGGGATGCCGGCCAGCGCGATCCATGTGCGGACTGCGCCGACGGAAACGCCGAGGGCGAAGGCGGCATCGGCCTGAGACTTGCCGGCGGTGTTGAGGGCGTTGAGTTGCGGAAGCGTCTCGGCGAGACGGCGGGCGGCGTGGGGGAGCACCGGGCGGGACAGCCTGATGGGGCGGTCGCCGACGGTGATGATGTCGGTGGGTTCTTGGTTCATGTGCGGTTTGGTTTGGGGGAGATTACTTGTCGCCGCGGATGCGGACGAGGGAAGGGTGACGGAGGGAGGCGTCGGGGGTGACGCAGTGGAAGGCCACCTCGGCGGTCTGGCCGATGACCTGGGCACGGCGGGCGAGCAGATCGCGGCGGGTCTCGTTGCTCATTCCTGTCCCGACGTTGACGTAGCGACGACCGAGGCGGACGACGATGCGGCCAGCCATGCCGGCGCACTTGCCTTCGCCTTCGACCACGTCCACGACCTCAGCGTCCACGGTGTCGGAGGCCTTGAGTTTCTGCCAAGCTGCGGAGCGGACGCCGTGGGAGTAGTAAGCGCCAGCGTCTTTGACCATGACGCCCTCGAAACCTTGCGCCGTGAAGTCACGGAAGGCCTCCTCGGGCAGGACGCCGACGAGGGAGGGGACGAGCAGGAGGGAGCAGGGCTTAGGCAGGGCGGCCTCGAAGATATCGGCGAGCACCTTGCGACGTTCGCGGTAGGTGCGGCTGCTCATCGAGGGAATGTCGAAGACCCAGAGGCGGGCGTCGAGGGCCGGTGCTTCGGAGCGGATTTCCCCGACGTCATTGAAGAACCCTTTGCCGGCGACGGCTTCGCAGTCCAGCGTCCAGATTCCGCGGAGAGCGCCGAAGAGGTCGAGCACCTCCTGGGCGAGATGGTCGAGGGAGGCGAGGCGATTGCCACGGCGGGAGGCGAAGGAGACTACGCCGTTGTCGAGGTCGGCGGTGACGATCACGCGGACGCCGTCCACCTTGGGCTCGACCGCGTAGAGGGCCGGGAGTTCGCCGCAGTAGGTCTTGGCGAGCATGGCCACGCCGCGAGGAGCGGAGGGCTTACGGGTGGAGGGACGCACGTTGAACTGCGCTTCGACCTTGCGGAAGAGTTCGTCGAGCATGGCGATCAGCGGGCGCGGCGGATGACGGCCTTGGCCTTGACCGGCTCGGGGCCGTTGATGGCGCGATACAGTTCGGGGCCGTAGAAGGTGACGGCGACGAGCCAGCCGAAGGTGAGGAGGAAGGTCAGGGCGATGAGGGCTTTCATGTGCGTGGGCGTTAGGCGTTGATGGAGCGGGCGAAGGCGTTCGTCTGATTGACGAGGACGATGTAGGCGTCTTCGCAGTCGTTCACCGCGGTGTGCAGTTCTTCGATGGCGGAGAGAGGCGCGCCGGAGTTATAGGTCTTGCGGACCTTGCGGATCATGGCGTCGATGCGCTTACGGAAGACGGCGCATTCGGCTTTCATGTCTTCGAGCTGCTGGAGTTTGGAGGCGGGGGTGGTGGTCATGTGTTGTGCGGTTGTGCCCGACTACATTCACCGACCGAATGCATTCAGTCAAACACTTTAAATCGAAACCTTTGACAGGCATAGGGTGCCCTCCGGCGAGGGTACCAGGGCGACCGGCCCTAACAGACCCGGCGCAAGGGCGGCTCCCGCGTGAAGCCCGATAGTCCCAAGCCGCCGTTAAGGTCCGTTCTGGGGTTAACTATGCCCTTAGGGTTGCCTCCGTCAAGGGGCAATAGACCCCCTTGGCTTGCCCTAGGAGACGCTTTGACGGCGGGAACGTAAGAAGACCGCCACCCCTACCCCTAGGCACCCTACGGCCAAGGCCCAGCCTAGGTCGCGGACGGACTTCAGGGCCATCGTCGCCGTGCTCATGTTGCGCTCGAGGTCGGCGGAGTCGGATTTCAGGCCAGCATCCGTCACGATCATGACCAGGGCGTCAGTCGATTGCAGCTGGTCGAGGACGTAGCCGGCGATGTAGGCCGACGACAGGGCCGAGACTCCCGCGAAGCCGGTGAGCAGCGTGACCGCCAGCAGAAGGTTACCGCTTCCGCTTGTTGACTGCTTTGCCTTTGCCATGGGGTTTCGGTTTGCCGACGACCGCGGCGACTTCCTTCTCTCCGCGGGCCTTGATGTATTTCATCAGGTAGTCCAGGCATTCGGGGGCCGCGTAGCCGGCCGCACCGACGACGCCCATCTTCAGGCCCGGGCTTTGGATGTGGTCTTGGATGCCGTAGCCGACCAAGGCCGCAGTGATCGCGGCGGCGAGGACACGGCGCACGACCCAGCCCAGGGACACAGGTTCGGTCGATAGCAGAAGGCGGGCCGTCATGGCTAGGCCGCCGAGGACTGACGCGACGACGCCGTCCTTGAGTTCCTTCGGGATGTCCTCGGGGCTGATGGGAGGGGGAGGGCTCATGGGTTGATGACGGTGCGGCGGTAGCCCATGCGCCAAAGGGACTCGGCGATGCGGGTCGCTCCGGCCTCGACCGCGTCTTCGTCGAGAAAAGGATACGTGTCGTGAATCAGCTCGTGGACGGCCGTGTCGATGAGCTCATGTTCAGGCTGACGAGGGTCGACGTGGATGTCTCCGTAGCCTTTCCAGCAGTAGCCGAAGGGTGTCTTGCATTTCGGATCGTGCGAGGGCTTTGCCTTCCCGAGGATGCGGAAGGTGAAGTGAGGCTCCGCGTATTTGACCGCGGGCGGGTCAGACTTGGGGCGGGGCTTGCTCATCGTCGGCAGGGGTGGGCTTGTTCACCGAGTCCCTAACACGGTCAGCCAGCCACCACAGCCCCAGGCCGCAGGAGATGACGAGGGTCGCACCGGCCGCATATTCAAACCAGGGCGAGTCGATGATGAAGGGAACCGATCCGCAGAAGGCGCCGCAGAGAAGCAGGGGCAGACCGATGCGGGGGCCTAGGAATGCGGTCGTCAGCGCACCGATGACGGCGAGGCCGGCACCGACGAGCGTCCAAGTCTGGGCGGAGGCGTCCTTCTTCACGCGCTCGACCTCGGCTTGCAGTTCCTTGATGCGGGCATCCTTTAAATCGGACACCCTTTTGGCTTCAGATTGGTCGGCCTCTAGTCGTTCCCATGCCTTGGTCACGGCGGTGGCGAGTTGACGACCGAAGGCCATCTGGCGGGCGTAGTCGATGGGGTCGGCCTTGGTAGCCCGGGCCATGGCGAAGGCCACGTCGGCCTCGGGCGGTGCGGGGAGATAGGACTGGGCCAGCCGAGACTCCGCGACGACGACCTTGGCCTTATCGGCGTTACGCTCGATGGCCACGAGGGCCGAGGCCACGCGGTGATCCGTCTTGTCTAGGTCTTTGCCGAGCGTGGCGACGTTGTCAGGCTTCGTCGGGGCCGGCGGCTGGACGGGCAGGGGCGGCAGAGCGTCACCCTTGCGGAACAGACTGCACCCGGTCAGGGCCAGGACGGCGATGACCAGGAACAGGCGCACAGGGTCAGCGTCCCTTGAGCGCGTCGAGAGCGGCCTTGCCCTTGGCCTCCAGTTCGGAGGCTTTGGCGGCGTGTTTCCGCATGACGAGCAGACCCGTGATCAGGCCGGCGATGAATGAGAGGATTGCGAGGATCATAAAAATTAGCTTCCGAAATTGTCGAAAGGAAGGGATGCCGATGTGCCATTGTATGCGAGTAAGTAAGGGCCTACGATAGAAGTAGCATCAATCATAAATGTGCCGTCTCCCGCCAAGTAACCGTTGCTCCAAGATGTAGCAGAAATACCATTAACAGTGACGTCATCACCAAAATTG